CATTTAAGTTTACTGTACCTGAAGCTGGTATGACTATAGTAGTATCTGTACCCGTATCTACAAAAGCAGTTCCATTATATGTGTAGTTAGAAACTGTGGTAGAACTTCCTTCTAAATCACTAGCTGTACAACCTCCAGTAGGTGTACCTACAAAATTTATTTCTCCAGCAGTAGCTAATTCAATACCATGATTATTAGTAGTTAAGGTATTGTAAGTAGTTGAATCAAAAGTTGCTAAAATTCCATCTGGAATATTATAAGGTTGAAAATACACAATTATTGCACCCACATCTGCCGTGGTGTTACCCATATCAATATCAATAATATAACTACCAACATTTCCACTTCCACTAATATTACTACCACATGGCACTGGACACTCACAGTTTGCCGCAGTTCCTAAAGTTCCACCTGTTTGTTGCCTGTATGTAACTGTAGTTTCTGTAGGTGCTTGATACCACCCATCTGGTGCTTTAGTTGTTAATGCACTATCAGACCACACCGCTGTAGCTGTTGAGAACAAACTCGTGTCTATATAATATGTGTTATCTGTAGCCATTATTTAGCAAGTTAATAAATTTTCTACCATACCAGAGCTATTGACATATATTACTGATGTTGCACTCAGAGAATAATATCCCGCTGCAAGTAGAGTAGTTCCAGTGTTATTAGAATATACAAAATTATTTACAACTGGTGTCGTTCCAGTTCCATTGTGATAATATGTTTGATCTTGAGCTAATCCACAAGCTTCTGACCTTAAAGACTTCATTATAGAAGAAGAATAAGAAGAGTATGTGCAACCAGTACAACATATATCTGAAGCACCTGTAGTGCTTGAGCATAATGGTATAGCAGTACCACATGGAGCACAAGTTACTGAAGGCAATAAAAGTCCTGCAGATTGTTCTCTCACAATACTCGTTGCTTGATAAAATTGATTAGGCGCTTTAGTGTGTAAATTTGAATCTGTCCATACTGCTGTAGCTGTAGCAAAACTATCTGTGTCTATGTAATAGCTGACAGAGTTTCCAGAGCAACATGCAGTTAAATCAGTCGATCCATCTCTAAGCACTATATTAGTTACATTTCTGTAATCCCATACCATGTATAAATATTTGTCTGTTATAGGACTACTATTAGTATAAGTAAATGATGCTTGATACAATCCAGTTGATGGATTTGTTATTGGTGTTGCAGTTGTTGATGCAGCATCAATTATAGCCCAATCATTTGCAGTATATTGTATAGGGCTTACTAAGTATTTAAACTTATCTACTGTTCCATCAAAAACAAAATCATCAAAATCTTTTTTATTAGACTGCATTGTAATACTTGAACCAGATACTGGCATAATCCCAACTGAAGTTTGTCCAGTCGTTGATATAAAACTTTCTACAGGATCAGCAGAATTAAAAGTTATAAGTTCACTTGAAACAGGACTTGTTAATGTTCCTTTGTTCCAGTAATATTGATTATGAATAAACTTACCATCATCTACTGGTGAACCTAAAGTTATTTGAACAACAATAATTTCATTAGTTGTTGGACAATTAGGTGTAATATCATATGTAGCACTTCCACTTGGTGTTATTGTAACTGTAGCAGTTGCTGGATTAGCTTTGTTTTTGTTAAAACTTACAGTGCCACTTCCAGTAATTGATTGATTAATAACACTATTATTATCCCAAACCACTTGTAAAGTCACCGTTCCAGTTACATTAAATGTAAAGTCTACAGTACCTTGAGAAGTTCCAAAATCTATTGAATAAGATGAAGCATTTGTAACAGATTGTCTTGAAATTAATGTACCACATGGTAATGGTACAATTACTGATGGTATATCAGTTACAGTAGAAGATAATATATATTCATTCATATACGGATCAAATCCACCTAGTTTTTGTTTATTAAAATTTTGTGTAAATAAATCTCTAAAATAAGACCTCATTCCTAGTTCAGATATAACAACTAATGCTTGTTGTCTTCCTGCTCCTTTTAACTGTATTACTGCATTTCTTTTAGCATCTGTAAAATACATAGAATCACCATGTGAGGCAAAACTTTCAGGGTTGCTACTTATACCATATTCCTCTATTCTTGCTACTTGTTGTCCTAAGACTAAAGGAGAAGCTGATATTGCACCCCCACCATCCGCAGTTGTTAAAACATCTTTTTGTGCCAACACATAAGATATTTTGTCTTCTTGTAAACACATTATATCTGTTTCTCTTGCATGTAAAACCTGAATTGGACCATAAGTAACCTCACAGTCTTTGAAGTTCGCTAAACCTAAATTAAACTCATTTAGTCTATTTACATTAGATTCTTCACTGTATAAGCCACTGTAAGTCATTCCTGCAAACCTATCTGCTTCTTTATAGTCTTGGTCCGATACAGATGTCACTCTTTGTCCTAGAGTGAACGATTGTCCTATAAGAGAATCTTCTACTTTAAAACTTTCTACACCATTACCAAATGAAAAACAATCAAAAAAGCCTAAAGTACTAATAGCTGGTAGTGTGCTAGTTTGTGTTTGTGTTGTTCCAGTGTGAAAACCACCTGTTATATCATAACATGCATCGTCTTCATAATATATGTCATTATCAACATCTACTGGTATTGACTCAAAAGTTATTATTGAATTTGCAACTTGTACAGATATCCTACCTTTTACTCTTGATGGGTGTCCTCCAACTCCTTGTGTACCACTTTTTAATGCTAAATATAAAAAATTAGTTTGTCCTGTTCCTGTAGATGGTGTATTTCCATTAGTTGTAGAAAACCTATATTGATTCTTACCTTGTATTCTTCCAGGTATACTTTTAGATGGTAATGGATTTTCATTAATAAATATATTTTGATTTGCACCAGAATCATCTGTGCTTGTGTCTACACCACCAGTAAAATCAATAGCCTCACCAACTACAAAATCATATAAATTATCGTAATCATTAGATGCTTGAAAAGTTTTATTATAGTTGTATATTTCTGAACCTGCTCGGTTATTTCTTTCGCTTCTAAAAAACTCAAAATCAAATGTTACTAAACTCCCTTCTGGCAACACAACGTTTGTATCTCCACTCGTTCTGTTTCTAAAACAAGGTATTTGAATACTTGGGTAATTTCTTTTCGACTGATCAGATTCAGTTCCAGAGCTCCATGCAGAAGAGTCTTCTGATGTGTCTATATTGAAATTAGTTGGTTTTAACTCCATGTATAATCCTGCTAATTCAGAAATATAAGGAGCAATTCCACCTGTTTCTATATTTGCCGCAGGAGTTAAAAAGTTTTGTTCTTTTGCATCTACACTCAAAACTTCTTGTGTTTGATAAGTAGATAAAGCTCCAAATGTATCAGCTTTTACCCTTAATATATCCCCAGTTTTTACTTTAGTTTGATTTTGCCCTTCTAATTTAAAATACACTGTATTAGTGGTAGTGTCTCTGTAATAAAAATTACTATAAATAGTTTCATAAGGCCCCTCAGCTCTTTTTACTACAAATTTATACTTACTTGCCCAGTAAGGAGGTTTTTGAGTAATTGGTATAGTAACTTTAATTTGATTTTTTTGAGCTGATGTTGATGCAGGTGTAAATATTGTATTGTCTGGTGAGACTAAAGCGGTAGAACTTCTTAAATATTCATCCATATAAACCACCCCTACTTCGTAATTTCTGTTACTATGTAAACTTTTAGTGTTACCATTTCCTAAAAACAACACCTCGCCAGAAGTAAATTTATAATATTCATATAAAGGTGCTGAAGTTCCTATTGAAGGATCAGAATCAACAAACTTCATTGCTGGTATTTGAAATGTAACTACATTTGAACCTGGTTGTGATGTTATTCTAATTCCTTGATTTAAACCAGAAATACCACTTTCGCTTTTTGACCAACCAATGTTAGAATTACTATCACCAGGATTAGTTACAGCACAATTAAATGTATCGGTAAAACTTGTTCCATTAGAACAAGCATTAGCAACAGTTGTAAAGTATGCAGGTTCACTTCCAATTCTGGTTTTAAAATCAACACTATTTACCATTTCATAAACACTATTAAAATCTTGTGCTAATGTAAATATTGTAGAGATGTCAGTTGAAGGTTGTGATGTGGTTGTTGAACCACTATTGCCAGAAAATGTAGAATGAATAAATGTAAAATCAAAATCTAATACAGCTCCACTTTTTAATTTTGTGGCAATATCAGATAAATCTATAGAAACAGTACTATTAGCTATAGTTTGTGGAGTGTCAATAGTGTATTGTGCTCCACTTACTAAAGTAGGAGTGAAATCATTTGTTTCTATATTACTACTAACTCTTTCTGCTTCAAAAGTCATTTGACAACTATTGCCATCACTATCTACCATATCGTAACCATCTACATAGTTACCATACACCAACCTATTACCCATTAAAGTTTGTGCTTTTGCAGTTCTTGGCACATTATCATAAAGCCTTAATAATTCACTATCTGGTAGTATTGTATATATTTTACTATTACTAAATGTTTGTGTCTGAATTGTATTATCTGGCCATCCATAATTAGACTTGTTAAATCTTTCAATAACATTTAATACGTTAGAGTCTGCAAATTTAAAAATTAAATCAACCCCAACTACATTAGAGTCTCCAGTGTTAAAACTAAGCTCTACTGCATTATAAATGTTTTTCATACCACTGTTTAGATTTGTGGCTATATCTAGCTTAAAAACTCCAGGAACAAAGGCTATGTCAGTAAATTGTGATAGTGCACTATACTCATCATCTTGATATTTATATCTATAAGCAAAAGAAATCATACGAGTTTCCATATAATTCGCTTCAGTCGCCTGTGATATTAAATTAAATGTAGGTGCCGCTAAAGGTGGCTGAACAATGACATTTAACTCTTTATCTGTTACAACATCTGCACCAGATAGTGGACTAGGATAATTTCTGGTAACATTAATTTTTCGTGGTGGATTTACATCATCAGTAAAAAACAATAAATTACCTATTTTGTTTACACTATTAATTAGGTTTGTAGTGTTAAAATTTAAAACGCTTACAGAAACTACGTGATAAGTGATTAGTTCATTTTTTGTATCAAAAGAAACAATCATATCTACAGTTGTTGATGTTATAAACCAATATATAGTTTCATTAGCTCCATCATCATATGCACCAATACAAGTTGCATTTGTTAAATCAGCACCTTCATATTGTAATGTTGTAAGTTTAGTATTTCCTTTAGAATTTTCTACAGCTCCTATTTCTGTGGTTTCAGTTGATCCTAGCCTAACATTTATAGCATTGACATATTCGCCTGGAGGAAGAAGTCTCTCATCCACGCTTTTATTCATTCTTCCGCGTACAAAATTTGTAGTTACTATTGGCATATTACTTAATCCATTTAGCCTGACCTCTCATATTCATTAAAAGTCGACCAGGGTGTATATTACTTAATCTAATTTTTGCGTTTCTTAATAAAGAAGACTTATCTTTTCTAGCTCTGTTTACAACATATTCTTGAACTCCTAATTTACCATTTAATATAGAGTATTTAATATATGCATAAATAAATTCTTCAAATAACTTATTTACACTAATGTCAGCATCGTTGCCTTTCTCCATTCCATCAGAAACATATTCTAATACAATAGACTGCCCAGATGCAATAGAGCTAAAATTGATAACACCTCTTTGTTTATCTATAGAAAAAGTAGGATTAGTGTTAGCAGTTTCAGTGTTTAATCCAAAATGTCCACCAATAGCAAAATCAAAATACCATAAACCATCTACACAATAACCTTCACACCCGTCGTATAGGCTTTCGTTATTTAAATAGATTGTTTTTTTTGATAAATCCAATGGTGAATCTTGTGGCTTTAGAACATTTCCATTTTGATCAAACAGTATATTATTATTGTTGTCTTGTAAATAAGTACTAGCCCATTGTGTTTGTATATTTTCAGTAAGTGGAAATAACACTCCATTTTGAAACATTGACACTCTAACCCAGTTTACATAATCATGAGGTAAAACAAATAATAATGAATCATCTAAAGCTAATTGTAATATTTTTATTTCTTTCATTGCATCATAGTTCAACTCTTGTATCCCTCTTTTTGCATGAAATAAAACTTTATATCGTGTAATATTATTTATCAATTCATTATTACCTTGATACATTAACATGAAATTGTTAACTATTTCATCTAAAGTAACATATTGATATGAACCCCAATTTTTATCTTTAGGAGTGCCACCTTCATTTGCATAATATTGATAATCGTTTAAATACGCCATAATCTATATTTGTATTTGATTGTCTTCAACTATTTCTTGTTTTCCAAACTGATACACATCAGCTTCTCTTATTTCAATACCTACATACTGACAAATTTTTGCTACTATACCAGGTTCATCAGATAATGGTAATTCAAAATCTTGATAATCAGCTTGGTTAGAATCAAACTCTGGGCTTCCTGAAGTCCCACCTACAGTTTGGTATGTCCATTTAGGAGGCAAAGGATATCTTACATAATCAGTAATAACAGATCCTGCAGTGCTTATAGTAGTTGGATATACTGTAACAGTATTACCTAACTGACCTTGTGCAGAATCACTCGATCCTACAATACCACTTGTTGCACCACCTAACACATAAGCAGGAAAACCAGTTGTAGGAGCAGTAAGTGGTGAGTTGTTCAAATAAAATATTTTATTTTGATTAACTCGTTCAACCTCTACAATACCAGTTGTATTGTATGTAGAATATGTGTCACCACCAGCTCCACCTATAGGAAATATATTTGTGCTTAATGTTAATTGTGTATTGCTATCAATACTTACTATAAATGCACTAAATCCAGCATAATCACTGGATGATGTTGTGTTTGTTATTAATTGCCCTACTTTAACGACACCACTAGTAGAAAACTGAGCAGCTGAGTCTGTTAAACGATTAGATACTCCTGCGGCAGTAGTGAATCCACTGTCCACAAAGTTGGGGTAATAATTTATTTTATTTATATAATAGTAATCTGCAGGCAGATTAAACATATTATTTGCTTGTTTAATTAATCCTTTAGTTACTGAAAAACTATCAATTACTTCTACTAAACTTTTTACTATATCTGCATAACCAGTACCAGACACTCTTTGGTTTTGTTTATTTATCCAACTATTGTATTGATAAAAATAGTCTTCAAACAAATCCATTTGTGCTTGTTGTGCGTACAAATTAAAATCTTGTGGAGATATATATCCATAATTATTCTTGTTTGCGATTGCTTGTACTGTATTTCTAACTGAATTAATCATTCTAGTTCTTTTTACAAATATAAACAAAAAAAAAGAGGCTCAATTGTTTAAGCCTCTTCTTAATTTAAGTCTAATAGATTAAACTATGCCCATGCTTTTTCTACTTGAGCAACGCTTGTAACAGGATATTTCGGTGAAATACTGAAAATAGGTCTGTTCCAACTTGTAGATAGCGCATCTTCAATAGCCTCTACGATGCTACCAATTTGCTCTTTCTTTTTAGCTGTATCATCTGCTGTTGAAGCAGTTAATGTAACACCTATTACCTCACTTGCACCAGTTGCTGAATGTCCGACTATATCATATAAAATGTCTACAGCTCCAGTTCCTGATCCTTGTTCTACTGTAAGAATGTGATTAACATTAATTAAATAATCTTGATCACTTACAGTTACTTTTAAAAATTTTTCCATATCTTATAAATTTATGGGGTTAAACAATTATACAAAGATAATTATTTTATTCTGATTTTTTTAAGCGATTTTTAAGTAGCTTATATATTTCAACACCATCATCTGATTGAAAAAACGAACCAACAATCCAATTAGCATCTTCTCCGAAAGGAACAGATATTAATCTTTTTTTATTGTTAGGAAGGTTATAATAAACCTCTTTACCATTGTTTCGTGTTTGTAAGAACCCAGCTTTAAATATTTGATAAACATCATCTTGTAATTGTAACATTGGATCGTTTATCGTATTAATAAAGTCTTCTGGATTATTCTTTGAGTATATTAACAAATCCCTTTTTAACTCTGGAATAGTCATGTTGTCAACCACATTACCTAATAAAACTCTAGATACTTGTAATAATTTCTGAGTATTACTAGACAATTCTTTTGCTATTATTTGGGCTTCTAAAACACTTTCAGCATCTGAAAGCTCATTCAATGCATCTTGCTCTTTATTAACCTCTACAAACACTTTCCCATTACCAGGATGATAATGTAAAAACTCTTGTAGTACTTGGTCTTCTTTTTGAGCTACTAGCATACCATCATCGAACACTATAGGTTCTAGAATTGCATTACCGTCTTGTTTGTCTTCAAATGGACTTTTTTGATTTCTTGCGTATCTTAATGGTCTATTAATTCCTTGTTCTTCATCAAAATATAACAAAGGAGATCTTTGAGAATGCCTTGATGCTAACATGTATGAGAGAGGTGCTTTGTTACCAGTAAGCTTATATATTTTAGTAACGTAATTTGCTTTTTTTTTCATTGTATTTAATTTAATTTAATTTAATTCCAGTAAAAAATAAATATTACCCCCACCTAAGTAGGGGTAAAATTTACAATAATATTAATCCTTAAAGATAAAGAAGTTGTTTGCACCTAAAGTACATACAGCTCTTTCACTTAAGAAATTGACTTCCATCGCATCTAAGTCAGAAGTTCTTGCACCACCAGCAGAACCAGTAATCCAAGTTTTATATCTTCTATCTTCAGTTTCAGAAGCTCTATATCTAACGTGTAAGAATGGTCTTTTAGCATTCTTTCCTAAGATTTGGTCATATACAGTAGTTGAACCAGCTGGAACTAATAATCCATTAACTGCTCCACCAACTAAACCACCTCTCATTGTAGGATCGTTTAGGTACTTCCAGTCAGACTTATAAAAGTCATAACCTCTTCTAAATCCTGTAAATCCAAGATTTAAAGCCATGTCTTTATCATTGTCAAATAGACCATATGATGTACCACCACCTCCATAAGAGTTTTGTTGTGCTAACATATCATCAATATCAAACGAGAAGTTTCTGTTTAAGAAAATAACATTTTCTTCAATAGCTCCTTGCTTGTCTAGTCTTTGTATAACACTATCAAACTGAGCTAAACTTGTTGGATTACCTCCACCAAAAACATTACCTCTATTTTCAACAACATAGAAGATACCATCAGAACCAGATTTTTCTGCTGCTGATGCACCACCTGCTAATAAACCTTGCAGATAATTACCTGCATCTGAACCTGCTTCAGCTGGAACTGCTTCCACCATAGCTGTTTCTAAATAGTCTTCAAATCTAAGTCTCGTTTCGTGCTCAGATTTAAGATACCATAAATATCCATTAGCTCCGTTTTCAGACTGGATTTCAATCCAACCAATTTGAGCCATATCAGAACCAGACACTGCATACTTGTCTTTGATAATAATAGGTTTGTTTTGAAAGATAAAATCATCTGCCTCATTAGAACCAACCATTCCATTTGTTCCTTTTGCAAATTCAGAACCATATATAAAACAATCTATAGAACCTGAAGTAAATGCAGGCATACCTGCTGCTTCATAAAATCCTACACTAAAAGTTCTAGCTCCAGCTCCAGCTCCAGTAGGTGCTACAGTTACAATTCCTTTAGCTGATAATGTAGATCCTGCTACAGAAGAACTTAACATTACTGTTTGTCCTGCTCTAAGAGCTGCCAAATTTGGCGAAGCTAATGCTGGATTAAAATCTGCTGCTGGAATAACGAATACTGCTGTATCAGAACCTGCTCCTGATCCAGTTGTTAAACCTTGGTATTTATTGTGTAACCTTCCTTGTTCTGCCCATTTGATAAGGTCAGAGTTAGAAGGCATTTCAGCGCCTACCATTCTTAAGAATGATGCTACTGTTCTATTCCCGTATCTTTCGAATTCTTTTTCGTAAGTGTCAGGAAGATATTGCTGTAACCAAGTAAAGTCTGCCGAAGACAGATAATTAGTTGATACAGGGACTTGTTGTGAACTCGGTTGTAAATCGAATCCGGGTACCGCTTGTACTGCCATAATAATTTAAATTTTTAATTTGTTAAACTTTTTTAATACTTCTAATTTTAAGTCCTCTTCCACTATTGGTATCTCCTACAGCCCTTATTCTCATACCATCTTTTGTGACAGTTTGTTGAGCAGCGTTTCTAATGTCCATGTTTATGTTTTTAGATTTTCTAGAAACATTATCCACAGTTGCCGAAACACCTTGGTCGTAAAAAAATTGAGCAAATTTCTCAGGGTTCATAGCTACTGCTA